CCCCCCCCCGCCGCTACGTCATACTTCCTCTTTTTTTTACAAAAAGCGGAAGGAAGTCACAAGATGGCGGACAGCACAAAATGGCGGCTGTGACGTCAGGTCACGTGACGAGGATGACTTCCGGGTTTAACGCCACCCTYCCCACGTGACTTTGACGTCASAGCCAAGATGGCTGCSGTGACGTCACTAATATGCGCCTACGGAGGCCCGCGAGGGCCTAAAATGGCGGCCGAAGCTAAGATGGCGGCCCCCACGCGAACCCGGAAGACACTGACAAATGGCAGGAAGATAAAGGCCTTATGGCGAAGTCTGGCCCCACTCACTTTCGTTGCTGTTCGCCCCCTCAGTGTCCAATGGCACCTCGGAGTCTGTTTAGTAAAGTCCCCGAACCCCCCGAGGCCGCAGGTCCGAATCGCGCGAGCGATTCGGGTCGAGGGGGGGTCCGAGGCGTCCGGCGCAGCCGAAGGCGTAGCGCCGGACCCCGAGGAAGTTGCTACCGGGCAGGGGGGTCGCACTCCTCGCTTCGCTCGGAGTGCTTAGTGACTTATAGAGGTAGACACCGATGAAGTGAAACTCCCACGGCCTTGCATTTTAAACATCGAGCTTTAATTTGAAATTTACCCTACATGTAGAAGGGGTAGGAGGCTTTTTTGGTAGCCACGGGTAGTGAGGGAGGTCTGATGGGTATTGCCGCAAAGGGCGATCCATAAATTTGGCCAGCTCGTACTCGCACACCCAGTCGTAGTTGGAAAATTTCTTTTTTTTTTGTGTGTTAGGGAAAAGCAGGTCTGGGATAGAGGGGCCCTGAATTATGACAGGAGGGGGTCCCAGTGGACTCCTCTGCGGAGTCGGAGAACGTCTCCGAGGAGGAGTTTGAGGCCTCGCTTGAGGACTCGCTGGTGCTGTTTCTGGAGCTGGAGCTGCTCCATGAGCGCTTCCTTCTGACCCTCTTTTTCTTGGGGTGCTTGTTCTTGGTTTTCTGAGCTGCTCTCTTGCCCCGAGTCTTGGAGGGCTTGGAGTAAAGTGTAGTTTTCTTTTTCGGGGCTTTGGAGCCCTTGGGCTCTGGTATCGAACTTGTTTCTTTTTCTTGGTAAAGGCCCTGCAACATATTCATCATCTGTTGAGTCCTCCTGGACTCTTTTAATACTTCTTTTGCTAAGCATCCCACGTCTCCAGTCCCATTTGTGGAACACTGTCTTCGGTCCGAGCTTTGTCGGGTCAGAGACTTGTAACATGCGAGGGTGTCTATCGGGATCGGGTAGTTCGTGGGTGGGCTTCTGGCAGGGGTCGTCGATTGCCTGTGAAGGCAGGGGAGAGCCACCCCATAACCAGTCCATTTTGTAACCCATGGTAATTTCCCAACTGGGAGTGGTCTGGTCTCTGGGCACAAACGGTCCACAGTTAACTATTGCTTCAAACACTTCCTTTTGGTGTGCAATCATGGGGTACCATTTGATCCACCAGCCCACAGGGATGTATGGAGCAAGAAACGGCATGTCTCCGTTGCAAAAGGTGTCACTTACTGGAATGTAGCCTACCTCTGGACTTGACCCTATAAGTGCTGGTTCAGTGTAGGGGCTAATGATGGCTACTCTCATGTCAGTCACTGCGCTGCTGACGCCTGTGGATTTTATTATCCAATCTACATAGCCATAAAATATGCACCACAGTGGCAGGTCTTTCATTATGCACTTGCTCTTTTTTGTATCTAAGTTACTGGTCTGTTCTGAGCACCACTGTGCATAGACAGCATTGCCTATGCCCTTGTCTGCTAGTGGATTGTATCTAACATATGTCCAAGGTGTTCCCCAGTCTAGGCTGATTCTGGTGGGTGTTAGCCAGTATGGACTGTATATGCCCCAGTCATGTGTAAGTGTGTTTTTGCCTATTATGTCTGTTGTWACACTGTTTGGGTAGTGGTACATGTATTCTTGTTGTATTAGTGTTAAGTTGTTGTTCATTTTTTGTTTAAAGGCTTGGTATGTTTGTGAGTAATTTTGTTGATAGTTTAGCCAGTTGTATGTGCTGTTTCTATTGGCTTGGTAGTAAATGGGAGCCATTAGTTTTGTGTAGCTGTATTCCCAACCTTTTTGGTTTGGTACAGATCCTGTTAAGGATTCTGGGTGTAGTTTATTTCTTATGGACTCTCTGGCTCCGTTATGCTCTGGTAGGTTGCTGAGGTTTGTATAAATGCTGTTTTTAAGTACCCTGGAAGCTATGACTGGGCTTTTTGTGGTGTCTCTGAGCCAGGGGTTGTATAGGGTGCATGCTGTGGCTTGTAGTTGGAAGAGGCCCATGCTGCATATGTCTTTGGTGAAGTACCATTTGTTAAGCATGAGTTTTGGTGGTTTTATTCTGACTTTTATGGATCTCTTGCCTTTAGGTTTGGTGAGTAGGCTGGGCACTACTATTCTGTGTTTTTGGAGTAGCATAAGTGCAGGGTGTGTGCTGAGGTAGGTCATGTCACTAATCTGGAAAGGGCCTGTTCTGTTGTAGCTGACTATGTAGTCTAAGGTGTGGTGTCTGTAGAGTTTTAGAGTTGTGCCTTTGTATCTGGCTAGGTCTAGGTCATGGTTGGAGCGAGACCACCTGTTTCTGTGGTACAGAAATTGTTCATAAATGCCTTCTAAGGAGAAGGTGAGGTTTGTAAAGTTGCCCCCGTAGGAGTAGCCCATGGGAGGGAAGTCGTCCATGTGAGTTATAAAATTGTTCTGTGTGCTCCCTGAGCCACAGATGATAAGGGGCATCCATCCTGTAATTTTACAGTGTCTGACAACGTCTGGTTGCCATTGTCTGAGGATTAGAGTCTGTCTGTGTCTCTTTCGTCGCCCTCTGCGTCTGCCCCGTCTCAGTCTGCGCCTGTAGTAGCGGCGGCGCCTCCGCCTACTCACATATCGTCCTCGGCGGCGGCGGCGAAAAGTTCGTCTAGGTCGTCTTCTCCGTACCCTCCAGGTGCGTCTGCGATAGCGAGGCCTCCAGCGGCGCCTCCATCTGCCCCACCACCACGCCGTGGCGGCGGTTCAGGGTCTGCCGGGGCCGGCAGAGCTGGCAAGATGGCGGGGGGACCTCCGGGACCCGCCGGGCCCTCGGGGTTGTGCTGGTCTAGCCCTGGAGGTGGTCTCGGGGGACCGGCGTTAGAAAAGCGAGGAGCAATGCTATTAAGGTGCCCAACAAAGTCACCACAGCCGCACCAAGAAGCATGCGAGTGAAAAACTGCTGCAAACCACTGGTTTTCCCTACCCGGAACGTTATGGCCCGGCGGTCTCCACGGCATGACTTTGTGTCCTGCCGGAGAACAGAGCGGGGGAATTTTTTAAGAGTCTTGCCCATAGCCCGGCCAGTCCCGTGCCCGAATTGCCCCTTGACTTCGGTGTGTAAACTCACCTACGGCACCCGCCCACGGGACGCTCGATCGCTCGCTTTGCTCGCGCTCTCGCCGCGGACGGGCTAGAAAAAACTCTGCCATTCGTCACCGCCTCTGCTTTTATAGACCTCGAAGACACGCCCCAGGAAGTGTACGTAGAAGATCCTCATTGGCCTGTTTGAACAGAAATTGGCGGGCTGCACAAAATGGCGGCGGGGGCTTGGCCGCGCATGGGCGGTGGATTTAGCACGGGGGGGGGCCGGGGGGGCMAAACCCCCCCAARGGGGGAACCCCCCCWTTCCCGGGGGGGGG